TCCTACACAAAAACCAGTTGCTCTGATGGAGTATCTTATAAAGACATACTCCAACGAGAATGAAACTGTTTTGGACAATTGTATGGGTAGTGGTACTACAGGTGTTGCATGTGTAAACACAAACAGGAATTTCATAGGTATAGAAAGAGATGAAGAATATTTTAATCTTGCAAAATCCCGTATAGATGCATCTATAGGGCTAACGAGGCATATGAATGACAACAATTGAACAAACGATTTTAACAAATCTGATATATAATGAACAATACACAAGAAAGGTGCTGCCCTTCATCAAGGGTGACTATTTCTCTGACAGAACAGAACGAACTGTCTTTGAAGAGATACAGAAGTTCGTAGATAAGTATAACGACCTACCTAATCGAAATGCTCTAGAGGTCGAACTGGACAGTCGTAATGACTTGAATGAGGATGATTACAAACGAGTGTTATCAGTAGTTAAAACCCTTGAAGAAGACGATAATGCGAATTTTGATTGGTTAGTAGAGACAACAGAAGATTTTTGTAAAGATAAGGCGGTGTACAATGCAATTGTGGATGGGATTAAAATTATTGATGGAAAGGATAAAGAACGAGGTGTCGATTCTCTGCCAAGTATTCTTACTGAAGCCTTGGCTGTTGGTTTTGATAACCGTGTTGGTCATGATTATCTATGCGATGCAGATTCCCGCTTTGAGTTTTACCATAAGGTAGAGGATAAGATACCATTTGATCTGGACTTCTTCAATCGTATCACCAAGGGTGGATTACCACAGAAGACACTGAACATTGCCCTTGCAGGCACTGGTGTTGGTAAGTCGCTGTTCATGTGTCATATGGCAGCAAACTGTCTAAGCCAGAACAGAAGCGTCCTATACATCACTCTGGAGATGGCTGAAGAGCGTATAGCTGAACGTATTGATGCAAACCTCATGAATATCTCTATAGATGATCTGCATGAGTTACCCAAGCAGATGTATGATGATAAGATGAAGGCCATTACACAGAAAACAACTGGACAGCTTATCATCAAGGAATATCCTACTGCATCAGCACATAGTAACCACTTTCGAGGACTGATCAAAGAACTTGCTATCAAGAGGTCATTCAAACCAGATATCATCTTCATTGACTATCTAAACATATGTGCATCATCACGATTTAAGGCGAATGGAAATGTCAACAGTTACATGTATATCAAGGCAATTGCTGAAGAACTTAGGGGACTCGCAGTTGAGACAAACGTCCCGATTATGTCGGCTACACAGACCACAAGGAGCGGGTTCTCCAATAGTGATGTGGGCTTGGAAGATACGTCAGAATCTTTTGGTCTGCCTGCTACGGCTGACCTCATGTTTGCGCTCATTAGTAATGAGGAACTTGACGAACTGAACCAGATTGCGGTGAAACAACTCAAGAACCGATACAATGACCTTACCACCAATAAAAGATTCGTTATTGGTATTGACAGAGCGAAGATGAAGTTGTATGATGTAGAGGGTAGTGAACAACAAGGTCTTGCTGACTCTAATCAAGACGCATTTGCAGAACCAGTGTTCGACAGCACTGATTTTGCATCAGAATCAGATTTACCGTGGAAGGTGTGATATGAATAAATTAAAAATATATGATAATGTGCTAGAAGATCATGTTGCAGAACTGATACATCTTCAAATGAAGGAAGTCTATTGGAAATATGACTACAACTCTAAAAAGGGAGGGGTAAACAAGCACTGGCATGTTCTTTGTGGTGAGAATGAAAATGAAGTGATACAGAATGGATTTAGTTTTGTATTGCCTTTATGGGAGACTGCATTTCATAAATATGACTTTAAGAGCACATATGATATTTTAGAATACAAACGTGTATACTTGAATGCACATACACATGGCATAGAACCACATCAACACACAGATGATGGTGATTTTACCATGATATACTATCCAAGACTTGATTGGGAGAAAGATTGGGGTGGTGGAACCCGTGTGGATGAGGATTTGGTTCCGTATGTTGGAAATCGTTTAATTGTATTTAATGCAACAATACCACACCAAGCCATGCCAGTTTCTCGCCAGTGTTATGAGTTAAGAAGTGTTATTGTGTTTAAGACATATATTGATGGAGCAAACGATGAGCGACTCGACTTCTACAAAAATTGAATTTCTAAAAAAGATGGGAACGAATGAGACTTCTCATAGTGGAGGAATTCTACTTGATCATCTCGTTGGTGTGTCTGAAATACTAAAGGAGATGAATGCTCCAAAATATGTACAAGATGCTGGACTTTTTCATTCCATATATGGGACAGCTGTATTTCACCACCAAACTGTATCAGATAGACAGGTTGTACAAGACCTAATAGGAGAGGAAGCGGAACATCTTGCATATCTATTTTGTGTCTTGGGTAGAGAGACAGATAGACAGACAGAAATTGCTGTAATTGAGGATAAGCAGATCAGAGATGATCTCATGTTGATAGATTTTGCAAATAGCGAAGAACAAGGTCGCAGAAGAGAAATGTCACTGGAAGAAGCTTATAATGTATGAACTAAAAGACTACCTCAATGCGGTAAACTCTACTAAAGAAAAGCTTATGGATGATGAGGATGAGACATGGGAAAAGAAATACCCACCATTCATCGTAAATAAGTGTGTTGCACCATTTCAAGACACAATCATGCTAGTGAATGAGATTAACCAGTTACACCATCTGGATAAGAAACTTCAATTTGATTTTTTAATAAATAGTCTACGACCAAGGAAAAGATACACACCTTGGCTGAAGGCGACGAAATTAGAGAATCTAGAGTATGTTAAAGAGTTCTATGGATACAACAACGAGAAAGCAAAAGTTGCTCTTGATATGCTGGATGATGAACAAATTTCTGCCATAAAACAGAAGATGAGAAAAGGTGGAAGAGATGGAAGAAATTAAATGGACACAAGAACAACTACTTGAAGTGGGTCTAAATGAACCCGACGATTTTCTAAAAGTCAGAGAGACACTATCACGCATTGGTGTTGCTTCTCGAAAAGAGAGAAAGTTATACCAATCCTGCCATATCCTACACAAACAGGGACGATATTACATTGTGCATTTCAAAGAGCTATTTGCTCTTGACGGAAAGAAAACAAATATAACTGTCAACGATATGTCTCGTAGAAATACAATTACAAATCTCTTACAAGATTGGGGATTAATTCAGATAATGAGTGAAAGCCCCTATGAACCAGCACCACTAAGTCAAATAAAGGTTTTAGCATACAAAGAGAAAAATGAGTGGACGTTAGAGACAAAATATAATATTGGAAAGAAAAGAGAGACTTGACAGATAACTACAAAGGTGATATACTTATATAATGGACTTCTATACAAATGTGATTCAGCGTGGCAACTCTCTTCTTGTGAGAGGTGTCGAGAATGGTCAGCGGGTATCCAAGCGGGTAAACTACAGACCTACACTATTCAATAAAGTCGAGGAGCATACAGGATACAAGACACTTGATGGTCAGGACGTTCTTCCACATACCTTCGACTCCATAAAGGAAGCGAAGTCATGGGTTGAACAGAGGTCAAATCAAAAGATTTTGTTCGGCAACACACAGTATCCTTATTGCTATATTAGTGATGAGTATCCTGATGATGTGTCTTGGGATAAAGACCAAATCCTCATTGTGACCATTGATATTGAGGTGGAGTGCGAGAACGGTTTTCCTAATCCACAGGATGCCGCAGAACCACTACTGTCAATCACGATGAAGAATCACCAGAACAAGAAGATTATTGTCTGGGGCCTTCATGAGTTTCAAAACAGCCGTGAGGATGTAGACTATCGCTTGTGCAGAGACGAGGATGACTTGCTCATTAAGTTTCTTGACGAATGGCGGATGGTGTATCCAGATGTTATTACTGGTTGGAACACAGAGTTTTTCGATATTCCCTACATCTGTAATCGTATCAAGAACCTGTTTGGTGAAGAGTTTATGCATAAGCTATCACCATGGAACAATGTGTTTGCCAAAGAAGTGTATCAGATGGGACGCAGGCAACAAGTCTACAGCATACAGGGTGTATCTGCATTAGATTTCTTTGATTTGTATCGCAAGTTTACATATACAAGTCAAGAACGATACACGCTGGACCATATTGCGTTTGTGGAACTGGGTGAGCGTAAGGATGGTAATCCGTTTGAGACATTCAAGGAATGGTATCAGAAAGACTATCAGTCATTTATTGAATACAACATCCAAGATGTGGAGATTGTGGATAAACTAGAAGACAAGATGCGGCTCATTGAACTGTGCTTGACTATGGCATATGATGGTAAGGTAAACTTTGCTGATGTTCTGGGTCAAGTTCGTTACTGGGACAATGTTATATACAATCATCTTCGCAAAAAGAATATTGTGATACCGCAAAAGAAGGAGCATGAGAAGATAGAAAAGTTTGAGGGTGCATATGTCAAAAATCCTCAAGTGGGTATGCACAAATGGGTCATGTCGTTTGACTTGAACTCGTTGTATCCACATCTTATCATGCAGTATAACATCTCACCAGAAACCCTAGTGCCTGGCAGTGAAGTAAAAGAGGGAATGGTAGATGGCATTCTTGCTGAGAAAATCAGAAATAATACAGAG